GCTGCGCCTTGGCGGCAACTGCGGCAGCAGTCATGACCTTTTTTGCCTGCTTTGCTTTTTTCTCGACCGTCTCGGGCGTGTCGAACGGCGCATCAGGTTCGCTCACCTCGTTGGCTGTCCGTTCGTCGCTGGCCGTCTCCACGAACGCCGACTTTTTCACCCACCCGACAATCTCGAACGTCGGGTACTTGATGCGGCCGTACGACTTGTTCTGGTGCATGTACGAGCCGGTGCCGATCTTGATCACCGGGTAGTCGTTGGGGTGCTGGCGCAGCAGCTTGCCGTACTTCACGCACAGGTCGCCGACGGCATTGATGCCGCCTTTGCTCGAGGTGGTGAAGGTGTAGAGATCGTCCTCCGATCCTTGCAGCAGCAGGTAGTTGGTAAGCTGCCAGGGATCCCGGCTAATGCCGTCGTCGCCGACTTCCCATTGGTCCTGATCATTGTCGCCCAGCTCATTGCGCCGCGGCGGCTGGTAGCCAGTAACGACCTTGCCCATGACGTGATCGGTTGGCTTGTTCTGCGACCAGCGCACCCAGCCAACCAGCAGCTCGTCCATGTTGGCGATCAACTGCGTTCCCTCCTCGATCGGCATGTCGTCCTGGCCGGCCGTCCAATCGCCCTTGGAAAACTTCAGCAGTTGCCCGACGATCGCCGTCTGTCGGGTTGCTTCGCCGTATTGTTGAAAGAAGTTCAGCCCAGTTGTCGCAACATCTGTGCTTCCGTTCTTTTTCAAAAGTTCGTTCATTGTTTTATTCCTCTGTTGTGTTTTCTCGCCAACGAATGTTGGCGAGGTAGTGCGGGGTGCAGTGGGACTTGAACCCACCGGCACCCCTAGACGGAGGGATGACCCCAAGAATGCAAGGTTGTCGGGCACATCGTAGGAGCAGATGCTTTGCATTCGGCAGAGCTGCTCGCGTCCAAGGCGCGATGGCCAAGGCTTTCCTCCGTTTTCATGTGCTGACCGAAATCGTCAGCCGATCTGTTGGTTCTCCCACTGTTTGATACTGCTCGACATCGACGCCAGCCTTGGCGGCCGCCTCGCGGATCGCCTTGTTGTCGTAGCTCTCGCGCCCCTTCACATTTGTCCAGGCAACAACACCAGGCACCTTGCGGATGCCTTTCTCGCGCAGGCGGTTTTTCATGGCGTCTTGTGTGGTCCGCATCAGCGCGTCGCAGGCGTCGCGGCTTCCTTCCGCGGACTTGATGACTTGCGCCATGTCTGTGATCTCAGCGACGAACTGCCTATCGAGCGGCTTTTCGTCATCGGTGAACGGCAAATTGCGCCGCTCGATGCCGCAGGCCTTGGTGAACGGGCAGTACTTGCATTCGTGGCCGCCGGCGATCCAGCCCTCGGGCGGGATGCGCTCGAGCGTCGTATCGGTCATGATCACCGTCGCGCGCCAGTGCGCCGCCTCGTAGATGTCCTGGTCGAACGGCACCACGAATTCTTTACCCTCCGACCAGAACGAGGCGTCGGTGTAGGAGAGCAGCGCATGCGTCGGCTGGTAGTGCGTCGTATCGCGGATCAGTCCCAGCTGGACGATCGTCTGGTAGACGTTTTCGGCCTTAGCGTTTGTCAGGTTCGAGCGCGGATCTGCGGTCTTGCATTCAGCCGTGACGCTGGTGCCGCAATCGATGGCGATCTCTTCGCGCTCGCGCTCATTGAGGTTGACGATCAATGCGTCTGGCGTGGCCGATAAATAATCTTTGGTAAACGTGCGCTGCGACTTGCCGGCAAATTTCAATCGCTTGCCGAAACGCTTGCGCATCGCCGGCACCCAGAAGTGCTGCTCGAACGCCGTCCCGCGCCGCCGTGCGCCCCAGCTGTCGACAAAGCCTTCGTCGCGCGGCACCGCCAGGCGCTTGTCGTCCTCGTTCTTCGTCCAGAAGATCTTGCGAATGCACTGGCCAATCTCGGAGGCGCCGACGGTCGACGCGCGATCGTCCTTGGAGAACACCGGCTGCGTCGCGTTGGCGTACGCATGCAGGGCATCGGATATGATCATGAGATTTCCCTTGTGATGAACGATTAAAGCTTCTGCCGGGTCGTCTGCCTTGTCAACATGTCGCGGATCGTAATGAACGCCGTCGGCCCTTCGCCAGGGATGCCGTCATCGTACGGCTCGTAGCCGTTGACGATACGCAGGCGAACGATGGCGGACGCAACGACACTCAGCAGGACATGCTTGGCCTCGGCGTCCAAATCGTGGATCCACGCGGCGCCGCGCACATAGCTGATGAGCTTGTCGCTGTCTTCGATCGTCATCGTGCGCAGCAATCGCGTCAATGTTTTCCACTGCTCTTTTTGCTGGCCCATTAGTTGTGTCCTGATCAGCGATCGCTTCCACCGGTAGTAGTGGCGCACTTGCTTGTACTGGTCAGCCATCTTCTTTTCTGCCGGCGTCGGCACCATCGGCGCCTTCGCCGCGCGCTTTTCTGCGGCGCGATACTTTGCCTTGGTGGCGGCAACAACCTGGCGCAGGCCTTGTGCTTCAAACGGATTTGTCACGCAGCCTCTCAACCTCGTCGACCAGGTCATCGATGCGATCGTGCAGCGATTTGTTGTGTTCGATTACGCGCAGGCCGGTCCAACTTGGTCGCACGTCCTCGAGGCGCCAAGCTTGTGCCGCCTCGCGTAACTGCGCGATAGGAATTGTTTCGAGGCTTACTTTAGCGCGCCGATCGTCAGCAGGAAGCCGATCGCTTCTTGTAGCGTTCGCACGATGGTGTAGCGGTGGCCTAATCTTTGGCATCGCGCCTCAAATCCTTTCTGGTTGTCCGACTGCCGCCCCTTGGCGGTCTTCGTCTCCATCCACGCGCATTTGCCACCCGGCAGCAGGACACAGAGATCGGCCGCACCGGGCGTAAGCCCTTCCTCTTTCATCCTGGCGCCCATGCGGCCACTGCGCTTGCCGGCGTTGGGGATGGCGACTGCGAACACGTTTGGCGCGGCGTTGTAGTACAGGTAGTTGAGGATTGCCGCTTGGATCAGGTGCTCGTCGGCGAGCGAGCGATACTCGCCCGGCTTCACAGGCGTCGCTGCCAATTTTGATACGCCATCTGTGCGTGATGCCGGCAATAGGGCTTGTCTTCGACAACGGCGGCGCCGCAGAATGTAAACGGCGACCGATCTCCGGTCGGCCATCGGCAGTCGCCGGGGCCCAGCTCCTCGAGCAGGTAGGCGCCACTCGGCAACGCCTCCCTGACGTTTCGCGGCGGCTTGGTCCTGGCGATCTGCACAGCGGTTTTCTTTCGCCGTTGCGGCCGCAAGCGCACGGTAGGGCGGGACATGCCCTCTCTGTTGGCACGGCCAATGATAGCGCTGCGGGTGAAAGGAATGCCGAATTCGGCCGATAACCGGCTGGCGATGTCGGAGAAAGCGAGGCTAGCGTCCTGCATGAGCTTGCTAAATCGGTTTATCACGGGCGGTGTCCAGTTCGACATGAGGGGTACCCCGGCTAAGTGTTTTTGTTGCCCTTGCACGTTAGTCCAAAACGTGTGATTGTCCAAACATAAATGGAGGGCTGAATGACTGACGCTACGTTGAGAGAATTACGCCGCAACGGCAAACCGCCGGCACCACCGCCACCCTTACAACCCACACCGGAAGAACTGGCGGTCAAGACCGCGGTCGAGCATCACGTCGCCAGCTATCAGCGGCTGCAGCTCGAGCGCGACGAGGCGCGTACCCTGGCGAACAAGCAAGAGCAGATGCTCACCGTCGCGCGCATCGAGATCGAAGGCCTGCGCGCTGAGTTGTCCGCTTCGCAGTCGCGCATCGCCTCCTACCAGCACGAGCGGGATGACGCCATTGCGGTCTCTGCCAGCTGGGAAGGACTGTTCATCGATGTCAGCGCCATGATGCGCGCGCGCGGCATTCCGGCCGGCCCACACATCAGGGAAAAAATTAGTGACAAAGCGCCTGATTGATCGCGACGAGCTGTGGACGCTGTTCGTCATGCACTACTGGGACAGCTTCCAAAAAGATCGCGACCTGATCCTGTCGCATATCAACGACGTGATGATGATGGTGAAAGATGAAACCCCTGCCCCCCGACGTTCCACGGTGCCGCGGCCTGCGCCCAGGAATGCCATGCCCCGTGCCAGATGACTGCGAC